TAATGACCTTTTAGGAGTAGTTATGAACGAACATCAAAGACACGTTAAGGCAAGAGAATCAATATTAAGGGGAGAAACACCCGAAAAACGAATTATTGTATCTTTTGAGGATCCAAAAGAAAAGAAAGAGCGTGAAAAACAGATTAAAGAAGAACGTAAAAGGTCTAATGAAAGAGTAGAGGCATTAAAAGAAGCAAAAATGCCATGGTTTTGTCCAGAATGTAATAAGGTAATGAAACTGAGATTGGACGATAAAATGTATCGTTTGTTTAATCATTGTTTTGATTGTCAAGTAAAATTTGAAAATAAACTTCGTATTGAGGGAAAATATGATGAATGGGAAGAAAAAAAGGTGTTAAATAATCAACTTTCTTATATCAAAGACCAAATTCAGAGTGTAGAGGATTGGGTAGGTGAAACTGATAGTAGTCCAACAATTTTTAATCAGGTGGGGGTTGATGAAGTTGAAATTGTACAAGAGAAATGGAGTAATAATAGGGAGGCCATTGATAAAATGTCGGAAGAAGCTCTTGAAGGATTAAATAAAATTAAAGAAGAAGTTGAAGAAAAACTTAATAGTTTTGCAATTTAATATTTATAGTTGTGTCAATGTACATTGGAGAAATTAAGTGATTAAAATGAAAAAATTATTAGAAGAAAAAGTAGATATTTCAGATATTTCATGGAATCATCAAAAGTTATTAAAAGTTGGTAGTGATTATATTCATAAAGCACGAGATGGGAAACTTTGGTATGAACTTGAAGATGATATTAAAAAGAGTAAGAATAGAACTTTAATAAGATACTTTAAAGAATATGAAAAAGCTCGTCTTAAACTTAGTCAGGCCGGCTCAATGTTAACCAGAGCATTTAACTTGGAAAAATGATGATTAAATTAAAAAAATTATTATCCGAAAAATTAACTGATGCTGATATAAAAGTTGGTGATGCTTATAAAAATTCAACGGCTCGGGGGTTTGAGGTTAGTTTTGTATACGACAAAGCTCATTATGGTGGATGGCAAACAATAGATTATCAGTTTAAACCACAATACGGTGCACCTGGATTTATGGGAGTAGGTAGTGGACCTCCTGAAAGTGTTGATGGTTGGGGAAAAGATAAAAAGATTAAGGTTACTTCTAAGATGAAAAAACAAATGATTAAAACTTTACAAGATGCCATGAAAAGTAAATATAAGAATTCAGAAGAAGTAGATACACTGGTAAGAAATGGTGAACGATTATCTAATGTATTAAGTTGGGTGAAGAGAAAAGTATAATGAGAGATTATTTAAAAGAATTTAATGGTGATGTTATCGGTGATTTTTTAGTTGATAATGATATTAGTAAGATTTTAAAAGAAAGTACACCAGCGGGAAACGCGCCAGTTGATGATGGGCCCGCCACATTTTATAGAACGTTGACTCAATATAAACAAGAGTCAGAAGATTGGATACAACAATTACAAAATGATTTAGGATATAAAGTAGTTAATTATATATTAAGTGATGGAGCAATGGATCCAGAAGAAGATTATACAATGTCATATAGAACTATATATTCAGTTTCACATGGTAAAGTGAATAAATATAAAAATACTCTACGAGATATAATGGATAATTTAGGTTGGAGAGTAATTAAGTGGATGGGAGTTGATAAAGACCAACAAATGGCGGGTCCTCCAATTCCTTCAGGTATTGATTCAGAAGGTCGTCAAGAAGATAACGAAAAACGAACAAATGATGCAGCAAAGAAAAGTGGTAAGAAATTTAGTGGTGGTCGTCCAAAACTTCATGTTGAAAAGTATTCTCCACTTACAAAAAATTGGTGGAGTGATACAGTTAGAAAAGAATTATTATTAGAGGGCGGAGCATACGGACATATGGCACATCCGTTTGATGACAAAGATTTGACATTTAAAGATTTAAAAAATATCATAGACATGGGACTGGGTGGTCAATTAAACCGAGAAGATAATGTAACAGAAAAACTTGATGGACAAAATCTTATGATAAGTTGGAAAGCATAATGAATATAATTGAACAAAAATTGTGGAAAATAATAAACGAAGGTTCGCCGACTGGAACTAATAGTGGATTAGGAATCATTACTGGTGATGCCTGGCCAGACGGATTATATACTAAACGAGGTGAACGTAGATTTGTTGGACCTGCAAGTTTAACTCGTGGGATGACACAAGTTGATTTCCCTGCATCAGATAATATCTACGGTGGTCCCGATAGTCAAAATAATGAAAGACGGGCAGCGAGAGATGCTGGAAAACTTTATAAATATTTAAGTGATCCCGATGGTCATTCAGAAGTTAAGGCAAATGAATTACGAGATGATACACCACCATTATCACCAAAACAGAGGATGTATGGAATACATGGATTTCATAGAAAACAAGAATATACTATTCCACCAGAATCAGCAAATTTTCATTCTACATCAGAAACATTAGTTAAACCAACTACACCACCCGAAGGAAGTGAAAGTGGTGGAATTCCAGCAACTCCAGAACCTGGTTCTAAGGAAATGGGAAGTGCAAGTGGATATAGACAAGCACAAAAAGGTGGAGAATCAGTATTTGCACAAAATAAAAAATTATGGGGTAAGTGGACAGACCACAGAATTACAGGTAAAGTTGCAGGTAGAGAGTGGAAAGGTGGTAAATTAGTTGATTTATTACCAAAAGGAGCTAAATAATGGCTATTACAATAGATGTTAAAAAGGGTGATACTATTCTCGTAGGAAAATTTAAAAACAAGAAAATGGTAATAAAAGATATAGGTGTAGATAAACATGGGATGCCAACGGTTAATGGTAGGAAAGCAGTAACATTTAGAATACATAAAAAAGTCAATATTTTTGATAAAGGTTTTGATGAAAAAATTGATAGGGACGCTGAAGGATACGGAAAATACGATGACCCTGATGATAGCGATTTTGATGAACCTTCTAAGACAAAACAGTTAGAAAGTAAGTCTAATTATAAAAAAATAATGGAGATGTAAATATGGATTGGTTAAAGAAACTCATAGCGAGCATTTTAGGACTTTTTGGTTTAAGTACTATTTTAAGTGCTAGAAAATCAAAAGAAGTAAAGGAATTAGAGGGAGTAATAAAGGAACATAAAAAGAAAACAAAAGAAGTAGCAAAAGAAGTAAAAAAATTACAAGTACATAAAAATAAAAATAAAAAAGAAATAATAAATGCAAAAAGAAAACTTACTCGTACTCAAAACGAAATTAAAAAAATGGAAACGGCCTATGAAAATGATGATGTATCAGATGCAGCAGATTTTTTGAGGAAGTTTTCCAAGAGTAAATAATTATATATATGTATATAAGGAGAATATAACATGGCTACAAATGTAGAAGGAGTTGGAATTGGAGGTAGAACACCACCAACACTAAGAGGTAATCTTGGCAAGTATAATAAAGTAATTACGGTTGGTAATAGTACAACCTTTTTTGCAACAGGTTCAAATGAAGGAGCTGCCTTTGTGGTAGATGGAACTTTGGCACAGATTACATTAACATTTTCAGGCGGCGGATCAGCTACCGGTGATGTTTTTAACGCCGGAGAAATTCATGAAATTGGAGTTCAAAAGGCTGTAACTGGTGGTGGAAGCGTAGTTTATCTACTTAAATAAGGAGTGAATATGAAATATCTTTGGATATTATTACTATCCATTCCATTATTTGGACAACAAACATTTACACAAGAAGAAGCGTTGGAAATGATTAAACAACGTGATGCTGAATGGAAAGGTAAATTGTCAAAGTTAGAATCTATTGACAGTGCAAAGACTGTACAAATTGGTCAATATGAAGATTTAGTCAAAGAGTTAGGGGATCAAGTCAATCTTGATTCTTTAATAATAGTGGCAAAAGGTAAACAAATAGAAGCTTTAAAATTACAAAATGAGGCTAATGTAAAAATGGCAGGGTTAGCAAAACCAAGTTGGTATGAAAACAAGTGGCTATATTTTGGATATGGAGTAGCTGCCGTAACTATTCCAACATATTTTGGAATTAAAATAGTGGACATCGCAAATTAATGAGTGATAAGAATATGAAAGAAGTCATTAAAATGGAATATTTAAAATGTGCACAAGACCCTGCATATTTTCTAAAAAAGTATGCTGTTATACAACATCCAATACAGGGTAAAATTCCATTTTCTTTATATGAATTTCAAGAGAAAATGATATATGATTTTGATAAACATAATTATAATGTTATTTTGAAAGCCCGTCAGTTAGGTATATCAACATTAACTGCAGGATACGCATTGTGGATGATGACATTTCAGAGTGATAAGAACATATTGGTTATTGCTACTAAACAAGACACCGCTAAAAACCTTGTAACGAAAATCCGTGTGATGCACGCAAACTTACCGAATTGGGTAAAATCAAATTGTGTTGAGGACAATAAATTATCATTACGATACTCAAATGGTTCACAAGTAAAGGCAATATCATCTACTGAAGATGCAGGTCGTTCAGAAGCACTGTCATTATTGATACTTGACGAGGCCGCGTTCATTGAGAAAATAGATATAATATGGACTGCTGCACAAAGTACTCTTGCAACTGGTGGTCAATGTATTGCACTATCTACCCCGAATGGTGTTGGTAATTGGTTTCATAAAGTTTGGGTAGAAGCAGAAGAAGAAGGAAGTGATTGGAATTTTATAAGACTTCATTGGTCATTACATCCAGATAGAGATGAAGAATGGAGAGAAGGACAAGAAAAACTTTTGGGACCTTCAATGGCAGCCCAAGAATACGATTGTGACTTTATTACTTCTGGTCAAACTGTAATTGATGGTGTTATTTTGGAAGAATATAAAAATACACAAATTGAAGAACCAGTTGAAAAGAGGGGAATGGATAGTAATTTATGGATTTGGAGACAACCTGATTATACAAAGAATTATGTAGTTGCCGCTGACGTTGCTCGTGGTGATGCATCAGACTTTTCAGCATTTCATGTAATAGAAATAGAGAGTCTGGAACAAGTGGCAGAATATAAGGGAAAAATACCTACCAAAGATTTTGGTAATTTATGTATGAATACTGCTGTGGAATATAATAACGCATTACTTGTTATTGAAAATTCGTCTATTGGTTGGGCGACAATTCAACAGGTTATTGATAGAGAATATGATAATTTATTTTATACATCAAAAGATTTACAGTATGTAGATATTGCAAGACAAGTAACAAACAGATACAGACATAAAGATAGACAAATGATCCCTGGTTTCAGTATGACTATGAAAACAAGACCATTAGTGATAGCAAAATTAGAAGAATATTTTAGAGAAAAATCAGTCATAGTACA